ATTTATGAAACCGCGTATTGCACCACGTCAGAGATTAGCCAAAACTTAAATATTCCGCATAAGTCTGCTGGCAACTCGGCTATGCGGGCCTTTAGCAATGGCCTTATAGGCAAGGCTGAGGTTTATGGCAGGGTAGGGCTTCAACGCCCAACATTCCTAATGTGGGCCAAAGAAGCGAATCGCTTCATTGACTTTACGTAATACCGGATTTCAGTTGCACTTTGCACTTGAATATATGAAATATATATGCAAACAATCATTAAAGGGGTAGAAATATGGAGTACGATTGGGAGAAAGATGTTGATTACGATTTCATTCAGGAAATAATTGACTACGAGCTTCCAGAAGGAATTGTATTGGTGGGCCTTGCTCTTGCTAATATAGATAATGTTGAGGGTTGTCTTATTGCCGACACTCGCTGGGTTGGCGGAGATATAGCGCAAATGGACATCTGGAAGGACATTGATGGTGACGCAGAAAAGTATTATCGAAGATGCCTCGAAGCAAGCAGGGCAAACTACGAAAAGAGAAAAGCAGATAAAAAGAAGGGAACACAATAACAATGATTACATCTGACAAAATGTCCAACGAGCAATACCACGCCCGCCCGGCGCTTGGTTCATCATCAATCAAAACAGTAGCCACGAAGTCGCTGGCGCATTGGAAAGGTCAGGTTCGTAAGGAAAGTCCTGCTTTTGCATTGGGCAGCGCTGTTCATGCCGAGCTGCTAGAACCTGAAAAGCAATTGCTTGTTCGCGGGCCAGATACACGGCGCGGCAAAGCATGGACCGAGGGCAAGGCTGAAGCCGAAGAGCAGGGCAAGATATTCCTGACTGAAGCTGATTTCGATCTAGCCAAAGAAATGTCAAACGCTTGCCTTAAGAACCGCATGGCAAACCATTTGCTCACCAACCCCCAGATGATTGCCGAAGCATCGTTCTTTGCCACATGCCCTGAGACTGGGCTGGAGCTAAAGACGCGACCAGATGGCATCATCATGGACTCAGGACTTGTGCTGGACATCAAAAGCACAATGGACGCCTCACCGCGCGGATTTGACCAGACGACACGCAAATTCGGCTACGACTTGCAGGCAGCACATTATTTCTATGTACTGAGCCTTTGCGGCGTGCGTGTGGAAAACTTCATTTTCATCTGCATCGAAAAGGATAAGCCACACGTCACCGCGTGCTATGAGCTTTCCGAAATGTATTTACAGCACGCCCATAATCGCCTTATGGACACGCTGCGCCTAATTCAGAAGGCTGAAGAGGACGACCACTACGGAACGCAGTGGCCAGACCTCGGCACCGTCCACCTTCCTGCGTGGATGGATAGCTCCGAAGCCTTTTAACTTATCCCAGCGTAGGGGTGCTACGCATACTATAAGGAGTTGCACATGCAACATATGCTAACAGGGGTCACAGCCCGCTATCCACGGCTCAACTCGACCTATAAGTTCGATACTTACGAAAACAAATCGGTAAAATGCGACGCTTTCGATGATGGCGCAGCATACGAAATGTCTTTCGTTATGTCAGATGAGACATCCAAGGAATTGCACAACTTGTGCATGGACGCCTACAAGAACGCGTCTGCATTGGATGCGAAGCGCAAGTGGCCTGAAAAGCCATCCATGCTTCCATACAAGCGCAACGACGAAGGCGAAGTCGTCGGTAAGTGCAAACTTAAAGGCGCATACGGTGGCGACAAGACACAGCCACCAAAGCAGGTTGACGCAGCACGCAATAAGCTGCCGGATGACTTCATGCTGACTACAGGAAGCAAGTGCAACGTCGCAGTTGTGATTGTTCCATACAACACGGGCAGCATTAACGGCGTATCACTTCGCCTGCGCGCTGTGCAGGTTTTGGAGCTTGCAGAAATGCAGGGTGCGGATGATCCATTTACCGCAGTCTCTGGCGGCTTTACCGCCAGCACAGCGAATCAAAACGATGATCCGTTCGGACTGCCCGCTATATCCGCTACAACTGCTACACCAGCAGTCGATGATTTAGAGGATTCCATTCCTTTTTAGATTTGACGCAGTATGGGGGTAGCAACTTCGATAGGTTGCTACCCCTTAACAAAACAGGAAGCTATGAAAGGAAACGCAATGGACCACACATCCGACACCAAGTACCCGACAGCAAGCTGGGGTGAATTTGGGAATGTCATCATTAGCAATTTAGACCTGAAGAAGACAGCGCAGGGTGAATACCACGGCCCATGTCCATCTTGCTCAGGCACAGACCGCTTCTGGATCAAAGAGTTCCAAGGCGAAGTTATGGTTAATTGCCGCAAGTGCAATGACTACAAATCCATTAAAGATAGACTGCGCGATTTGTCCCTATGGCCAGAGCAAGGCCATACTCCGCAAGTCGCACCCAAGAAAAGCGAAATAGATTGGCCAGAGCGTGACCCCATGAATAACCACCCATACTTGGAAAAGAAGCGCCTCAAGCTGCACAATGCAACGATTGACGGCGACAGGCTTTCCATCCCCGTCATTGACCCGACAGGACGCAGGGTTGGTGTTCAGTTTATCGACGCAGATGGCCGCAAGAAGTTCTCATATCAGCTACCTGTCGTCGGCAACTTCAGCGTCATTGGTGGCCCTGTTAAGGACTTCACATACATCGCTGAGGGTTGGGCTACTGCCGCCAGCATTTATGAGGCCACTGGGAAGCCCTGTGTGTTTGCACTGAACGCGGGCAACATAGTTCCGGTAGTCGAGGCACTCCAGAAGGCTAAACCCTATGCGGAGCTGGTTATTGCTGGCGACAATGATGATGCTGGCCGCAAGGAGTGTGAACGTGCTTTCTCTGAGCTTGGTGTCGAGTATATCTTGCCAGACCAAGAGGGCTGGGATTACTCCGACCTTTGGGTTGCCCAAGGCCCGGAGGCCACACGCAAGGCGCTGACTGTGCAGAGCGTAATGGATCAAGTGTTTCTCCCAAACGAAGCCATCCCGCAGCTTGGCCGCAACTACCTTGTGAAAGGCTGGCTTGGCGAAGGCCAGATGTCAGTGATCTATGGCCCGTCTAACGTCGGCAAGTCATTCTTTGCGCTAGATATGTCTTGGCATGTATCATGCGGTGAGACATGGAACGGCCACAAGGTTATTGGCGGCTCTGTTTTGTACCTCGCTACTGAAGGCGGCATGGCTTTTCACAATCGTGTTGTTGCACTCAGCAAGCAATATCCAGACCATAAGGATGTGAAGCTTGCCGTGCGACCTGCACCTGTCAACTTGCTTGATGGTGAAGTTGATATGAACGTGTTGGAAAAGCTTTGCCGTGAGGTATCGCGCCGCCACGGTCAAGTTAAGCTCATTGTTGTGGATACACTCAGCCGGTCTATGGCTGGTGGCAATGAAAACTCGCCAGAGGATATGACACGCTTCATTGGCAACTGTGATAAGATGCGTGAAATGACAGGCGCACACGTCGCCATCGTCCACCACTCAGGCAAGGATAAGGCCGCAGGTGCGCGTGGTCACAGCTCACTTCGTGCTGCTACTGACACCGAGATTGAGCTGGACTACAATGAGGAAAGCGGGATGCGCTCGGCAAAAGCAACCAAGCAACGTGATATGGAGACAGGCGCGACATTCTCATTCAAGCTTGATGTAGTTGAGCTAGGCAGAGACGAGGACGGCGATGCTGTGACCACATGTACCGTCAAGCAAGCGTCCGAGAGCGAGATTGAGGAAGCCAACCGGCCACGCATCAAGGGCAAGAACCAAGTCCTCATACGCCAAGTGTTTACGCAATTGCGTGGCGAAGGCATAGGTCGGCCAAACCCTGCTGGCGCAGGATTTCCCGAACCCCGCACTCACTGGATGATCCAAGAGGAAACGGTGAAAGATCACTTTGCTGGCAAAGTGTCGTCATCGTCCAACCCAAGGTCAGTGTATAAGCAAGCTATGGACGCCCTAATTGGGTCTGGCCATGCTGTACTTAACGATGGCTTCATTTGGTTCACAGATACAAACGGCAAATATAGGGAGGCTACACAATGATTGAATGCGAAGAGTGCGGAGGCACTGGTGAGTGTGAGGTTGATTATTACATGCCGCATTGCAGTGGCCGAGATGTCGGCGAAATCGAAACGCGAGTTGAAGAGTGTGACTGGTGCGGTGGCACTGGTGAAGCTGAGGAGGACGAATGATGGTCAATATAATTGGAGAATTTAAAAGTGTCAGAAACAACAATAATCACCCAGCGCCTGCTGCGGATCAACGAGATCATGGTGAAGCAGAGTGTATCCAAGGACAGGCCAAACCTGAAGCAGCAACTGGAAGAACAGAAAGCACTGTTGCAGATGCTAGAGCGGTCCCTAAAGCGGTGACAAAGGCGGAGAAAGAAGAGGAAAGGCTTGGTATAGCTATGTTGCGCGAGGCTTTGAATGATCCGTTGATACCAAATCCATCTAAATGGAAGCAGGCAACGGCGTTCGCTCAAGCCAAACGTGCGCAGCTTGCAAAGGAGCGTCGTGAGCGTGTCAGGCTTTACGCAGAAGAGGGCATAATGACTGTGCCGCAGGTTGCTCAGTTGGAGCGCGTAGTTCAGACGACTATTCGGGGTGATTGTCAGCTCTTGGGTGTGCGGTTGCGTGCCAGTGAGATTAAGGTGTCACCGTATCAGGGCGAAATCTCTGCCCGACGTGACAGACTTGAGGAAATGGCACCAACGGGAATTACACGCGCCGCAGCAGCAGAAGAGCTGGGCGTGTCGGAGGCTACGGTGCGTCGCGACCTTATGGTGGCGCGTATTAAATGGGAGGGGAACCGCTAATGTCTGATCGCCGCATACTAATGCTAGAGAATAATCTCAACGAAGCCCGGACGCTGATTAGCGTTTTGCAGTCTAAGGTCGCACGCCAGCGCGATGACGTGACGCGCCTGCGCAATCGCGTGGACACGCTGATGCTGGATAAAAAAGAAATCACAAAAAAGTTCAACGAGCTGCGGGAGGAAAAGCAATGAC